GTGGACGAGGAGACGAAGGCCAGGATCGCTCAGGTTGTCTCTGACGGCATCAAAAATAAGAGGGGAGTGGACGGCCTAGCCAGGGACATCAGGGCCAACTTTGCCGACATGACCAGTAAGCGGTCAAAGCTAATTGCCAAGACCGAGACGGCCAACTCCCTAGGGGAAGCATTTATCGATAGAGGCAAGGCGATGGGCATAACGGCCAAGGAGTGGATTACTATAGGCGATGATAGGGTGAGCGACGGTTGCCGTGAGAATGAGGGCGCTGGGGTCATCCCGTTCAACCAAGCCTTCCCTAGCGGCGATATGAGGCCGCCACGTTTTCCCGGGTGCAGGTGTGCAGCAGTTCCGGCAAGGGTGGGAGAATGAGCAATCAGCCGTGCCCTGAAGATATCGAGCTCAAGAAGGAGCTTGATAAGATTGACTGGAAAAAGCATCTTGAGTATGGTAGTGTTAAGGTGCAAGTTAGGCATGGTGAGAAGACCTTGACCACCATAGAGCGGACATACCCAGACTGAGAGGAGGAACCTTGATGCAATCCACCAGCGAGCTATTAGACCGAATCGAAAACCCTAGGCCCTTTGATGCGAAATACCCCATCTGGAAATGCCCTGAGTGCGGGAGCCTAGAGCGCTTTGGAGATGACTTTCTTGAGATTTGTATGAACTGTAAGGCGAACCATACCCTTGATTGGGAGAAGCATATCGTCAATGACGAAATAAGGCAAGAGTGGGAAGAGGAACTTGATGCTGACGATTGACCAGGTGAAGGAATACTCGGATGCGTTTGAGTTTTGGCCCTTGTTCCCCGAAATGGTCTTTCCCCTAAAGGAAGAACCAGAGGAAAAGTATAAACTCCGTCTGTGCTATATGAAGGATGCTAGGCTATGCCGATTAACAATGAGTGCCTTGACTTTAGATTATATTGCCTTTACTGCTTTTGCGAATCGTGATGAGACTCTATCCGAGGATATGCTGATACGGTCAGAGGATGCCCTACAGAGGCATCTACCACTAGGGACACACAAGGTATTGAAATATGCCTAAAGTCTAACAGCTAAAGAACCTGGCCCGACAGAAGAACTGAGTGGCTAACAACTACTCAGTTCTTTTTATTTAGAGAAAAACAGGATGCCATACGATAACAGGGGAGAACTACCGGACGCCGTGAAGGCCCTCCCGGCCCACGGGCAGGAAATCTATCTCTCCGTCTTTAACAATGCCTGGGAACAGTACAAGAACAGGGGTAACCAGCAGGAGCCCCTGGCCCATGCCACGGCGTGGGCCGCCGTCAAGAAGCAATATGAGAAAGTGGGCGACAAGTGGGTCGCTAAGGAGGCTGGAATGGCGAATAAGATGAGTGCGGAGAGTAAGAAAAAGCTCCTCCAGTCGGCCTTGGTGACCGAGTACGGGCTAGGTGTATCCTCGCCCAAACCAAAGGATATGCACATCGTCGAGATGTTCGACGGCGAGATTATCTACGATATCGACGGGCAATCCTATCGGGCCAGCTACACATTCGACGAGGCTGGCGAGCCCACCATCGGGGAGCCTGAGAAGGTATTATCCAAGACCACATACACCGTCATGGAGTCTGCAATTACTGAGAGAATGAAGTCCCGTAATCCATCTTTTCAGTCCTCCTCAGCTAGAATCAAGAAGTTATCAGACACAGAAGTAGATTTTGATTTTGGCGGAAAGTCCTTCTCGGCGAACTATCTCAAGGAAAATGGCAAGATAACTCTAATTGAGCCTGTGAATGCAATCGGAACGGACTGGAAACCAATGGAAGCATTGAAAGATGTCTATACCGAAATCCTCCAGGAGGCTGGCAGGCGCAATGCCTCACTGGACTCTGCCCGTCTCAAGCGGATTGTGGCGCTGTGCCAGGAGCTTCTATCGTCTGAGGATGAGCCTGACGAGAAGAAGGCTACTGAGGCACTACGGGAGGCTACGGAAGGTCTAGCCTGGCTCAAACTCCAGGAGGCCATGAAGACTGAGGACGGCCAGCAATACCCGGCCTCAGCCTTTGCCTATGCCCCATCTGTAGAGACTCCATCAGGCTGGAAGCTGCGGATGTGGGAGGACTCCGAGAAGAAAATCACCCGGGCCCAGCTAGGCCGTGCGGCGGCGGCCCTATCCCCTGGTGGCTTCCGGGGCCAGAAGGTAGCCATACCTGCTGCTGACCTCTCAGCGGTAAAGCGCAAAATACGGGCTGCATACCGGGGGTTGGATGTGGCTGACGAGGACATCCCCAAGTGGGTGAAGGAGACCGAGACCCGGGAGCTCGTAAGTAACTACACTCCTCTAACCGAGGCCAAGTTCGATAAGGGCCGGGCCACTGTAATCGTTATCAAGGCTGGATTCAACGCTTCCGAAGACCGCTACTACCCAGCAGATATGCTCAAGAGGGACTACAAGGTCTTTGAAGGCCAGAAGATGTATGCCGACCATCCTACCTCTGAGGAGGACAAGGCCCGCCCAGAGCGGTCTATAAAGGACTGGGTGGCAACGCTGACTAATGTGACCGTCGATGAGAGCGGCACTGTCACAGGGGTAGCCTCCGTCATCGAGCCGTGGCTTATGGAGAAGCTTGCCCACCTGCGCGACCAGAAGATGCTAGCAGAAATGGGCATCTCTATCAACGCAGTAGGCAGCGCCTCCAAGGGCACCGTCGAGGGCAGGGAGACACTGGTGATTGAAAAGCTCGTAGCTGCCAGGTCGGTTGACTTTGTGACTGAGCCTGGGGCCGGTGGCGTGGTTACATTTTACGAGGCAGACCGGAGCCATGATGTGGACCTGGTAGAGCTATCAGGTCTAAAGGAACGTCGCCCTGATTTGGTTAAGGCCCTGGAGGCCGAGGTCAGGGAAGGAATAACCAAGGAGGCAAGAAAAGCTATGGAACTAGAAAAGCAAATCGAGGAACTTCAAGGTCAGCTTACAACTCTGACCACGGAGCGGGATAGCCTCAAGGAGGCCGCTGAGAAGGCAGTCAAGGCGCAGGCGATAGCCGAAGCACAAGCCACTATCAAGGAGGCTGTAGACAAGGCTGAGCTGCCCGGTGCTGCCAAGGAGCGACTACTTGAGCGGTTCGCCGATGCCGAGTCTGCCGACGGGATTGTGGAGGCGATAAAGTCCGAGGTGGACTATATTGCCAAGCTCTCCGAGTCCGGCAAGGTCCGGGGCATGGGAGCCACACAGCCCAACGCAGAGAAGGGAAAGCAGGCCCTCAAGGAGTCCTTCATGCGTGGCGGCATGTCAGAGAAGGATGCCGACGTCGCCGTAGGGCGATAGGCAGAGTAAGAATAACCAACAGGAGGAAACAGAATAATGACAGCTTATGGGGCATACCCAATCGCAGACGCCCTTGACCCGGGGGATGAGATATCGTCCACGTATGAGGGGCGTCATATCACTTTGCTCGAGGGTGACCTTGTTCACCCTGTACATACTGGTGGATGGGTAGCCAAGGGAGACCCCGTTGTCTCTTTAACAGGTAGGCCCGCCATCGTTGGCGTGGCCTTCGGTGGGAACCCCGCAGCTACCGCAGCCGTCACAGACAGGATTGCCATTGACACCGAGGGCATTTGGAATCTGGATGTCCATGCGGCTAACGACGCCGGTGACGTTGCCGTGGCAGGCGGAGACTGCATATATATCAACACCACCAACGCTGTCCTGAGCAAGATCACCAACCAGGCCACGCAGGTCCCCTTCGGTTACGCCCTAGGGATTGTCGGCTCTGGTCTGACGGAGGCCATAGCGGTCAAGGTCCACTTCGACCAGTCCCTGGACAATGCCAAGAGAACCTATATGACCGTGGCTACAGGCGCCTATGTCTACGGTAAGCACCACACCAGCATCTTCGAAGGGGGCCAGAGCACCGGGCTGGAGTACTTTGACCAGCAGGTGACTGGTCTCCAGACCGGTGGCCTCTATGGCTTCGGGACCTGGATGGAACTGGCCGTAGGATTCACGTCGAATGGATCTTTGCTCGTGGTCCACGAGATAGGGCTATACGACGCAGGGGCAACCATCGTGGGTTCGGCAAGGGTAGTTATGCAGCAAGTCCAGGGAATACTGGCGGCTGCACCGGCATCCTTGCACCTGTGGAGAGTCAACATCGCCGCCGCCGGTGGAGCTATCACAGCGATGTTTGCCTTTGCCAATCCGACTTCGGCTGGATTCGTGGCATCCGCTCTTGTGGGTGCTGCAAAAATCGGTGCTATACCGTTTGCCGAAATCGTGGGCGTTGCTGGAATCGGCTGGATTCGTCTATGGGACTCGGCAGTATAAGAGGACAGTAGAGGATAACTGAGGAACAGAAAGGACAAGAGGATGCGAAAGCTAGACCTAACAGACTACACAGCGAAGGCGAAGGTGCCTGACCCGGCAAAGCCCGGGGGACTCCTGGACATTCAATACCCGTATCCTGTCAAGGAATCCCTCCTCCAGGTCATGTTTGCACCACAACTGAAGCTGACCGGCCCTGAATTGCTCAAGCAGACTATGCTCGGGATGAAGATAGAATCCTGTAAAGACGGCTCTATCCTCCTCGAAGACGCAGAATGGGAGAGGCTAAAGCAGGCCGTCACCGTAGTAACTGGGTTCAGCAGCCCGGATGTAGAGTTTGTCCGGCGCATCCTCGAAGCACCGGAGACACCGATAAACACATAAATACAGGAGGAACATAATAATGGCACCAGAATTGAGACTTTTCGAGGAGACCATGCGGGAGACCGCTGGCTTCCTGTCCAATAGGGAGCGGGGAGTAACCGTTTCCCTGACCGAAGTGGCGAAAATGAATGACCTGATCTTCAATGGCATGTATCAGGGTCAAACCCTTCAGCCTCATGTCAGGGAGTTTATGATCCGTGAGGCCCTGACAACCTCAGACTTCCCCTATCTGTTCGGCGATGTGCTGGACAGGCAGGTCCTGGCCTCCTATAAGGCCGTGGACCCTGTATGGAAGGCATTCGTGAAGATGGGCACCGTGCCCCGGATATATCCCCAGGTGGGTGGCTATCGTTTTGCCATGACCGGGGGTGACCAGTACCTGGCGGAGGTAGCGCAGAAGGGCGAATACCTGGCCAGCGAGCGGGATGAGACCCGATACCCCGTGTCGGTCAAGAAATACGGGCGACAGTTTGACATCTCCTGGGAGGCCCTGGTCAACGATGACCTGGGAGCCCTGAAGGATACTCCTGTCCGGTTCGCCCGGGCTGCTGTGAGGACGGAACACAGACTGGTTTCGGGGACCTATGTGGCTGACCTGGTTGCCGCCGCTAATCTGTATGCAGCGGCTAACGCCAACTCAGGGGTGCTCCCTCTGACCATCGCTAACC